TTATATTTTCTCCTGGTTGATTTCACCTGTTTCAATATTCAGTTGTATTTCTCGTTCTTCCTTTGTACCATCGTAATTTGTTATATGAATTTTATAATACCATTCATTACCTACTTCCTTTGTTTTTTCAATTGTCACTCTTGCATCCGACAATATATCACGGACCTTTGTTTCGAATAACCTTTTTCCGGTAACAATATTGATTCTTTTAAATATTGTTCTTTCACGGAATATCCCTTCTTCCATATTTATTGGCATCACTTCTGCCTCGTAAACATCATAATAACTAATTCCAAGATTATTGTTCAAACATTCTCCGTTTTTATCATACAAATCATTATTTGATTCACAATGAAAGTCATCTCTCCTAAGGTATAACATAGAATTGTCATACCAGTCTACTTTTTTCTCGTAATATGTGTTCTCTAGATGTTTTTCGGCATCATCACGAATAATAAAAAAATCATAAACACAACGTGAATTCATTCCATCATTTTCACATCCTATTACATCCATTTCAAAACAACGTTCTTCTACATTCCCCCATATAAATATCCTTAAATGTCTAATGTTAATATTAGCTTTCTCCCCATATCCAAGATTTATTTCTCTTTTTAAATTGTAATCGTATTTGGTAGAATATGATGTAATTTCCTCAAAATCCAGTTGACCATTGGGCGATTGTTTTTCCTTGAAATATCCAAACCAAAATTTACCTTGTTTAATTCCTGTAAACAAATACCCCTCCTTACATGCATCTCCGTGTGAGTTGGTACAATGCGACATGATATTTAACCCAACTGTATCTTTTGTTGCCAATCTTACTCTTTTGTATAGACTAGCTATAGAATTATCAGGTATATCCTCTGGAGATACATCATCATTTTCACTCTTTGAGCAAGAAAATGCCATAAAAATGCATAATAGCAATAAAATTCTGTTCATTATATTCCGATTTAGCATGTTGTAATAAATCATTTCTTATTGTTCCATTTTAGTAGCAGATTATTTATTTCCCCAAACCATTAAATGATGAATTATCAGCCTCATTTCTTCTTTGAAGTTTTTGCGGTTAGGGTCTTAATAGAGTCCATATAGGCCTGTTCAACAGGAGAGAGTGTTCGCACCTGAAATTTACGATATTCGGCAATCGCTTTTTCCTCAGCCCGCTTGTGTGTTATGCTACCCGAGTCCGTCAACAATTTCTCGCCAGTCGTAGAGAGTATATTATCCAACTGCTGGATGTAGTCGGCCATATACATCGGTTTGTGGCGAATTGCTTGTATTTCGGCAAAATCGAAATACCCCGATACCAAATTATTCAGTACTTTCAACTCATCCTCGTTCAAATAATTCTTAGCAACGGTTACTTCATTTTTAGTCGGAAAATCTCCTGCAAAAGTTGTCAGCCCCATAAACGGTTTGTCGGCATCGGCGCGTTCGTAAATAACTTCGGCTGCCGTATGTCCGTGTGCCGCATAGTGCAGTTTGTTCTGCACGATCTTAAAAAATTTGATGGATTGTTCCGCTTTCGGATCGTAATCGACACTCGTAGCATACAGATCTAGTACCTGACGATACATTACTTTCTCCGATGAACGGATGTCGCGGATACGATCGAGTAGCTCACGCCAATATCCACCACCGCCCATCTGCTTTAACCGTTCGTCATCCATCGTAAAGCCCTTGATCATATACTCTTTCAGACGCTCAGTTGCCCAGCGGCGGAAATGTGTACCACGCATGGATTTTACCCGATAACCTACGGAAATAATAACATCGAGATTATATAACTTGACGGGTCTGTCGGAATTTGCAATGTGCAAAATTTGCACATTGCTTTTCTCTTCCAATTCATGTTCCTCGAATACATTGTTGATATGCTTCGTGATGACGCTTCGTTCGCGCTGAAAAAGTTCGCCAATCTGCGCTTGCGACAACCAAACGGTATCGTTGTTGAAATTAACCTCTATTTTGGTTATCCCATCTTCTGTCTGGTAAATGACAATATCATTATTTTTAGTATCTTCCATAATCGTTCATTTGAACTATTCTTTTGTATGCCCATTTTCGTCAAACTCGAAAGGTAGCTCCAGCTGTCCGATTTGGCGCATCTTCATTTTCTTAAAATTATCACAGAACTGTTTCATGTTGTCGGAAACCTGGAACAACGTAATAACCTTGTTTATCTGTTTCTCCAAATTAGGCTCTCCTATGTCGGTAGTCAAAAGCTGGTGATACCTGTTTATTCTGTTCCCTGATTCACTTTTAGGAGTTTTCTTTTTAAGTTCTTCCAATACACCGTTCGGAAGCTCCTCGTAGATGAACGTATTAGTCCATTTACCGATTATACCAGGTCTTTTCTTTATCCCGTTAACGGTATAATCCCAACCGTTAAGCCTGAACAACTCTTTATAGAATATATCGGGGAAACGTTTCTGCCACGGTAGTAACTCTTCGGATATGTATGCTTTTAATATTTTTTGAAGTTCGTCATTTTCTCTTTCATATTGATATCCTGTCGCTTCATCAACCAGCGCAATAATTCCAACTCGAGCAAAAGAACGCATTAAAATCTCACATTGATTAGCAATAATATGTTGTCTCTCTCCTCTTAATTTCCCTGCTTTCCTCGCTTCCAACATTATGTCGCATATATCTGCAAGTGTTGTCGCCTCATATCCATTTATTTTTTGATTACCTTTATAGCATACAATTGGCGAAAAGTGGCCTACATTGTAGTTCTTGTAAATCAGTTCGTTAATACTTTTGTATGCCAGTAACCTGGCCAACCTACTGCCCGATTTATTAGACGAATTTTCAGACAATAATTTTAATGCGGATTGCATCTGATTTCCAGATAATACTCTTGTGCCATCGTTTAATACATAACAAGGGATACTCACTTCACCCAAATTCAAGACACCTTCACATAATATATTTCTATCTCCCATACTATAATATTTGAATATTCATTGAACCTTTCTCGCTACTCTCGTTCCATTTTTCTTTAATTTATATTTAGCTGTATTACAACTCTTATATAGTTGGAGGCGGCTTGTTTGTAATCGTATTCTTTTAGCAGTTCTGAATGTTCGCAGATGTATTTCAATTTGCGCGCCCATCTACTTCGCGCTGCGCTCCTTTCGCAAGCTCGATCATTTTGCGGACGTTCGCAAAATGGTCTTCAATCGATTCTCCTGCGCTTTCACACGCACTTTTTGCCTTTTCAATAGCAGGAATAAAGTTGCGCCATTGGGTATATCCTAAAATTGAATGGAGCTCACGTCCGCTCCAACACTCTACTCCGTCGTACAGACAGACAATGGATTCAAACCGTACAAATAGTTCTTTTATTTCTTCTGTTTTCATTTAGCACACATACAAATATGTTTTTAGGACTTATATTTTCTTTTTGTATAAAGTCCGTTTTGACTTTCAATATGATTCTTTAAATAATCATGAAGTGCAGTTATGGCATATTCTCTATTATTGTATAATAGTTCATATCCATCTTCGGTGATAATAGAACATTCTGAATAACCTGGATAAATTTTTATCTTTCCGGTTAAGCCATCTCGAAAGGTTACATCTTCACCATTTAAAGAATAATTAGGATTACTATCTATAGAAATGTTACCAGTCTTTGTTGTATTTTCTGTCATCCTTCTTGATTGAATGTTTTTAATATCCCTTACGTCTGCAGCAATCTGAAAAAATTTTGCGATCATTATGATTTGTAAGATCACGATACCTATTGCAATAATAAATACTAGTAAAGCTTCCATGATAATTGATTTAGCACGTTTATAATAATTTTAGCACACTCAAAATCTAATCCCCTGATACCTTTTGCAGTTGAATAATCCTGCCGGTTTTTTCATCGACCTGAGCAATCTTATTGACCATCGCCTGCAGTATTTTACTTTCAGCTTCGTTCCTTTTTGCCACTTCGGTAAACTGTTTATCCATAAGAGTATATAGTTTTGTAAATTGCTCAACCATAGCTAATCTTTGCTCTTTTAGTTCTGCCATCATTGCAATTCTTTGCTCTCTCATTTCTACTCGTTGTTCACTCATTTGCAGGTGAAAAGACTTCAATTGGTTATCCATATTGGACGATACGAGCTTCATAAATTCTAATATCTCACTCATTGGAACGTCTTGATTTTCGTTAGTACTTTCCATATTACGTTCCTCTGGGGAAGTTTGTTTCAGATTATTTTCTGAATTTTCAGAAATATTTTTAAGCATTTCCCCATCACCTGTTAAAAGCCATTCCGCGGAAATATCATTGCAAGTCGAAATTATTTTCCGAACAACATCCAAAGACAATTTTCTATCTCCAGTCAATTGCTGATTGAGAGTGTTTTGTTTCACACCTATCATTTCTGCAAAGGAATTTGTAGAACATTGCTTATACTCTATTATTTTTTTTACTCTATCTATCATTTAATCTTTATTTTATTGGTTTATCACAATTGAGATTATATATTTGTAATGAATTAATTTCAAGAATCGAGTTATGAAAAATCCATATAATCCGATATGCACATGGCTATTATTCACTTGAAAATACACGTCCTTCTCCAGTCTCGCTATATGGCAACTTTATCGGTATTGAAAAGTCTATCGAAGTTATTGAATCGATTTTTTGTCCTTCATTACCCGAATATCCAATGCCGATGTTTGCAAGGAACACGCCGATTCTCCTTTTATCCGAGGAATCCTTGCTTTCACAAAGCCCGACATGGAACTTCACCATAGAAACAGAATTGCCGTATGCAGTCATTGCTACTTCGTTGTTTTGGCGCAATAGTGGATTTACATTAGCCCCTTTTAGACGGCAAGCCTCTTCCGCTTCAACAACACCTTCTGTTATCTGTACGAGTGTTTCCTTTACAAATTCTTTTAATTCCATTGTTTTACTTCTAATAATTTACAGTTATGCAAGACGAATCTTTGTATCAATCATTATCTTTTGTTTCAGATTTGCAGAGAGAATTAGATGCTTACCGTTATCAGCTTGACAACATCATGTTAAACCTGTCTTGTGATTATTACCAAGCAACTACAAGAAGCGAACATTATCATCCATGCTTTGAAGTTGCTCACAGTTTCTTCTCTTTTCTCCATAAGAACCACCCTGAAATTTTGGAGGAATGGAAGAAGACGAGAAAGAAAGATTGATTTATTGTTAGGTACGGTAGTCAAACAACTACCGCACCGATTCCGCTAAGAATCAAAATCCATCATATATATTTTTGCTTTTTGATAGCCTGCCGATCATGGATTCATATCCATTTGATATATAAGCAGCCACATCATTATTGCCCAATCTCAAATCCATATATCCTTCTTCTGTATCGATTCGCATTTTCAGTATCTTTTGTGATTGTATCTCTTTTATGTATTCAACAGGTATTTTATACGAAAGCATAATCATCTTCCCATAAGTTTCGTATTCTGATTCTTTATCTTCTTTGTTTTCCAGTTCTATAACTTTGTCGTTATCTAGTTTAATCAGCATTTTCCTTCCCTTTCTCACAATCATATAATGATTCTGAGTAATGCTAACCGATAACGTGAATAAAGGTTCTTCTTCCTTGTATTTTGTACATGAGAATAGGAGTATGGCCGAATTTATCTTGTAATCATTCGATATGTCCTGATATAATGTAAGGTCTTTAACACCGATATATCTCACATTACCATCAGCACTTGTGTTGTCTGTTATTACATTATTCTCATTTTGAGAAAAAGAATGCAAGCATCCTGCAAATAGGATAATTAGTAATAGTGAAATCTTTCTCATAATACTGTTTTTAATTGTTTATCAATAAATTTACATATTCAATACATCCATGCAATAAGATATAAATCTCTCATTTCCCATAACCGTTATTTATAATCAATATAAATATCACATTTGAGATAAAATAATACATATTTAAAATACAATTTATCACAATTGTGATTATCTTTGCCTTGTGATTAGATGAAAACACTAATCCATGAGCATAAAAAATAAATAATATACAAACATAATAAAAATGGATGAAATAGCAATTAATAAACCAAAAACTTTAAAAAGCCAGATTTTAGATATGCAGGCTGGAATGTGTCTTTTTGTCCCATTCCGGGAATATACAGAGATGCACGTAAGAAAAATAGTAAGGTTTCTTAATCGGGATGGATATTCTTATAAAGCAACGAGTGCGGGTGTTATAGACGGGATAAATGTAATAAGATTAAAATAATTATGGAGCTGATCCTTCAAAATACCGATCGTATCGAAATGTCGATGGCTGAATTTATTGATTTCACCAAGAGCGTTGTCAAGGAAGCCGTTGCCGAAACTTACGGGGAATATATGAGCCGGAATGAAGCAATTAGGCATTTGGGCAGTCGGAAAAAACTGGAGCAAGCAATCAAAATGAAGTTGATTAATCCTGATAAGGGGAATGGTAATCAGAAATGGAAAGTGAAGACTCGGGAAGTAATTGAAGCATATAAAATAATTGGAAAGTATGAAAGGTGATTTTGCTGTTATGGATGAAATTTCCCGGATACGTCAGATGTTAGACAGCCGGATAAATGATATCAGGGTTTCGGTACATGAAACGCTTGTCATGCAGGGGGCGGCATCTCCTTTTATAAACCAGAGCAAGGCTTACAAGGTTTTTGGCAGGAAAAATATAACGAATTGGGAGTCATGGGGATTAATAAAAGGGATAAAGGACAGAGAAGGAAATGGGCAGGTAAGATATGACTTGTCGCGGCTTATTTTGATTGCCGGAACTCCAAACAGAACTGAATATTTTAAAAACAAGACACTATGAGAACTTTTTCAATATTAGCCTTTCTTCTTGCCCTTGGAATATTAGGATGCAGTATTTACGGAGGGCAGTACCATAGTCTTCCTTTCGCAATAATGTCCGGTATTTTGGGTTGGGCGATGTGGCCGGAGAAGAAACAGGACTTCGGTAAGTCTCTTCGGAATAATAAAACTTGGAAAGAATAATTTTTATAATATGGAAACAAAAAAAATCAGAAAACAAATTTTAATTATAGCGATCCATTTAATTATAGCGATCGTATTCTTTGGATTTTGGCTGCCATTCAGTATCAGCCACGAATCGAACGAACTTCCTATGCTGGGAGCATTTACACTTGGTGTATATGTAATTTTCTATTTCCCCATTATTTATAAACTAATCAAAAAACTGAAATGAAAAAACTATTATTTGCAATTTTATTAGGAGCCTTGTTTGTTTCTTGCTCTAAAGTTCCGGCCGGGAATGTAGGTATTAAATTTTATCTCCTTGGTAAAGACAAGGGTGTCGACTACGAGGCACTTGGTCCCGGCCGTTATTGGATCGGTATTAATGAAGAATTGTTTTTATTTCCCACCCAACGTCAAAACAAGGTATGGAGTGACGATGAAGAAGGTAACCGGGGCTTTGAATTCCAGAGCAAGGAAGGAATGAAATTATCGGCAAATGTCGGTATCGAGTACCAAATCGAAGAAGTTAACGTTCCCCGGGTATTTGAAATGTACAAAAAAGGATGCGAAGAAATATCTAACATCGTTCTTAGGAATGCCGTCCGTGATGCATTTAACAAAGCATCTTCCACCCGAACAGCAGAACAAATGTATGGTGAAGGTAAGATCAGTTTTATTGAAGAAGTAAAGAAGATAGCAACAGAGAAGGCAGCCGAAAAATATATAAAACTGAATGATATCTATTTACTCGGAAATGTAGGAGTTCCGGAAAGTGTTACGATCGCCTTGAATAATAAAATTAAAGCTATGCAGGAGGCAGAACAGAGGGAGAATGAAATCCGGGGCGCAGAAGCTCAGGCCAAGAAAGATATCGCAAAAGCAGAAGGCGAAGCTAAGAGCTTATTGACAAAAGCAAAAGCAGAGGCAGAGGCCAACCGAATTATTTCAAATTCCTTAACCCCAACTCTAGTCGAATACGAAAAGATTAAGCAATGGAATGGGATTCTACCACAGGTACAGGGGAGCGGTGCTTCTATTGTCAATTTGAAATAAAGATACGTAATGGCGGAGGAATTTAGCAAGGTTTGGTCCGGCTTAAACAAAGTAAACCTAACACCGCCCCGGGTGAAAGTAAGGGGCAGATGCGACACTGTAAAGCCGTGAGTTCTTTGGTCCGGTGACATTCTTTTCTTTACACCACAACATCTTCAAACCGGACCTTTTTTAAGTGACAACAAAGTAAGTGTTTGTTTCAGCCTTAGTCCTGTCGGGAGATAGCACGAAAGGCAAAATTTTAAAAGGGGAAAGTTATGAACGACAATGCAAATGTAAATGACAAAAAGGATAAAGAAATTGAAAACTTAAAAAAGCAGATCGATGCTGCAAATACATCCTGGAACAGATACTTTCAGGAATGTGAGACACTGAAACAGGAATTATCGAGATATAAGGAACTTGTAAAGGCTCAGAGTGCTATTATAAACAACAATTAATCAGTCCGGGGCAGCCAATTGTAACTGTGGTCATATATAGGTTGCTCCGGCAAAGGGTCGGTTGTCCGAGTGGTCAGGAGCCAGTCCGCAAAACTGGGTACGCGGGTTCGAATCCCGCACCGACCTCAGAATTTAAATTTTAACAAAAATGAAATACAAAGTAGGAGACAAAGTAATAATTAAACCAAAAGAAGAGTTTGTACATTCTAAATATCGAAATCCACATGGATCCATGGACATATATTGTGGGAGAGCGGCTGTTATTGTATCCCAAGCTTTTGATTATTATAGAATAGATATAGATGGAGGACTTTGGAATTGGTACGATGATATGCTTGAAGATAATAATGTAGGAATGTATGGGGAACTAAGAGGATTTCCACAAGCTTATTTTTCTGGGACATTCTCCATGACAGAATCGAATAAAAAAACACATTCTATAGACCTAATAGGCGAACATAAATTTTTAACCTTAAAAGTGGAATCATGAAAAAACTGAAAGCAATTTTATCCGGAGCTAATTTTATCGACAGATTATTCGATCTGAGGGAAAGAGATGTTAAACGTTCTTTAGAATCCGCGAGCGATGACGCAGAAAGACAAATGACGGAAGCCGAAATCCGATACGAGGAACTTTGTAAAAAATTGGGAGAAAAGGAAGTCAACTACACGACAACAATCAATCAGATGTTGGAGCAAAAAGACATCATCCGCCGGGCAAAAGAAACAATTGAAGCCGTGAAGGCAATCAAAGACGATTTGGAATCAGAGGTTGAATTAAAAGAGGAAGACAAAAAGAAAAAATAACTGGCAGCCCGGGAAGACGGGCAACCCGCCTACTTAGCTCAGTTGGTAGAGCATCGGTTTTGTACTCCGAAGGTCATCCGTTCGAACCGGATAGTAGGCTCAAAAGTAATTGATTAATAATAAATTGAAGAAAAATGTTGCGGAATTTAGAAAATATTTGGTCGAAAATCTTGGTTAATTCAGAGGAATTTGCCATGTTTGCAGTGCCAAACATTTATAACCTCGGTATGTTGTGTTTATACATATCGAAAAATTCGCAATATAGCGGAGTTTCTCTGACACATAATTCTTTGAGGTTATGGGTGTTTGGCGACATTTGGAGAGGCTCCGCTTCTTCTTTTGTCCAAAAAATTATTAATCAAATTTTTAGTTGTCAAATGCCAAACACCACTGAAAAATTTGAAGTAAAGGTACAAAGTGTACCCACTTCACAGACCAAATCCCAAAGTAAATTAGAAAAAGAAATCATCTCTATCCAGAAGAAAGTATCCAAGCTACAAGAGGAATGCAGACACGAACGAAATGAAAAGTATCGCCTGCTGTGCTACATTAACAGGTATTGTTCAGCACTGTTCCCTTACTTCGACAGAAGTAACCCGGTTGATTCCAAAAACTGGGAAAAGGTACACCGCCTCCAGCTGGATCTGGATAAAGAAATAAAGTAAGGCCGTCCCAGTCGCCAAACTAACGGCCTTACAAAAAACTCTAAGCTCTTTGACATGTTGACAGACAATAACAAACACGCAGTTTGTCGCTGCGGGCTGGTGAACTACCGGGCAATACTCCGGTAGTGGCGGAAGTCGCGTGTCAAAGGCGCATTAAGCCAGCAACGGGTTGTACTGGAGTACTTAGAAAGAGGTTCGATTCCTCTTACCCGTCACATTTCAAACAACAAAACAAAAGTATGGAAAATAATTCAGAAACAAAAAAGCTGACGATCACGGAGCTTAAATCCATGTCTCCGTTTCAGATTTTAGAGGATACGAGAGTAAGAGAGCGATTCGTTACACTCTACAATAACATCCACAACTCTGAGCAGGGCGAATTATTCTTTGAAAAAGAAAAATACAACCTACAGAGAATCATACAAGCCTCCCCAAACCTAGCAAAATGTACAGGTTTCTCCACATATGGAGTACTCCTTGACATCGCAAGCATGGGACTTACCCTTGAAAACGCATCCCGGCCCCTTATTTACATCATCCCCGGTTCCGTGAATGTAGGAACAAAAGAAAAACAAACATGGGAACAACGGATGTCCATTGAAATTTCTCCATATGGAGAGCTCGATTTAAGAATCCAAGCCGGACAGCTATTATATGCCGACCGTCCTGTAATCGTATTCGAGGGGGATGAATTTAAGCCCAAGGTAACCGAAACCGGACAGAAAGTGGTAGTCTATTCGGCAGCCATTCCACGGCAAAGCAAAACAATCATCGGAGCTTTTATCAAGCTGACCCGCCCCGATCGTTCCTTTGACTTCTTTTGGATGCTTCCAGAAGACATCGACCGTCTGAAAGGATATTCCTTAAAGAAAAATCAACGGAAAGACAAAGACGGGAATGTATATGGAGACGCCAATGCCCTCTACCATTCAAATGAAGGTCAAATCGACACCGGATTCCTTGAAGCGAAAGTAATCAAGCACGCTTTCAAGACATTTCCGAAATTAAGGTTAGGACAATTCTCCGCTTTACAGCAAGACGAACAAGTCCAGGCCTCCGACTATGGGTTGGATGAGCCAGTATACAACCAAGTCCCGCAAAAAGAAACCGAAGAAGAAGCCGAAGAGACAGATGTACAGGAAATCGCCAAGCAACAGGGCGGTGTAAACATAGTAGAAAACCCAGAAGAACCCTTTTAATCATGGAAACAACAGCACTCTCAACAACACAGGAAGCATTATTACAGGCAAAAGACATCATTGCGCAAAACATTGCAAGTAATGAAAAAGCAAAAGAAGTCGCAAAAATCCTGCTCGCTAAAATAGAAAACACCCCTATCTCAGACACTCCGGAAGTCCGGTTCCTAGACGAAGAGTGTAAAACATTCCTCGGAAAGATAAGCAAGACCATTTCGGCCATGACCGACCGCCGGAAACCAATCACACAGGCATTCGACCAAATCCGGAAACATTTCACCGAACTGGAAAACGAGTTGAAAACAGGGGAAGAAATACAGGCAATACAAAATTTCAGAAACGCATTTGCCCGGCATATCGCGGAAATCGCCGCAAAAGAGGAAGAGTCTCGGCGTATCAAGGCTGCCACAGAACAGGAGCGCATCGAAATGCGTGCTTATTTCAAACAAGCCTTTACCAACGACCTGGTAAACACATTAAGCCTTGCATACGATTCGCTTGAAGAAATATTCAACTCCATCACGCTGCAAAACTGCGAGCTAAAAAAAGATGAATTGAAAAACTTCTCATCCGAATACAAACCGGCCACTTTCTCATATCCATACAGGAATTACATTACAAAAGAAGAAGAGATCGCAATCTATGAAGAAATAGCTTCTTCCAAATCTGCCAAAAATGAACTGGAATACAATGAAAAAATCACCGAAAAAATCCGGTACTACCTTGATCGCGTTGATTCAAAGAAACAAGAATTGTTAGAGATCGCGCAAGCAAATGCCGCGGAAAAAGAACGGCTTGCGAAAGAAGCGGAAGAAAGGGCAAAACGGGAAGCGGAAGAAAAAAGACAAGAACTATTGAACTTCACACAGAAACAACAGACATCCATCGAGGCAGAGAAAACTGAAGCATCCCTCAATACCCTATTCGACCAAAATTATTCTGCCCCTGAGGCGAATGTAAAGAAAACGCCTTCCATCGAAGTAAGCAATCCTGCCGGATACGGACAGATATTCATGTTCTGGTTCGAGCGTGAAGGAAAGAATCTCCCGAACGAAAAGATTGAAAAGAAATCCATCGCACAGATGAAGAAATTCTGCGAGGATATCGCAAACAAGGATGGAGAAATCATCACGTCAAACTTTATTACTTACAAAGAAGTTGTTACGGCAAAATGAAAGACCCATACTATGACAGGTCGGAAATATCCAACTCCGACCTATCTGAATTAAAAAGACAGCTCTACGGAGGAATGGAAATCGACCCCGTTCATGCAAAATTTGGGAACCTAATCGATCACATGATTACAGAACCGGAAAAAGTCGACTATTTCAAACTGACTTGTGCCGGCGAACAAATGACAGAAGGTGATTTCAAAAAAGCAGAAGAAATGAAAAAGGCATTCATGCGCGATGAGTTTGCCAGCCGGATACTTCCACTATCAGACACACAGAAAGTCATGATTAATCCCTGTCAGAAATTCGACTACGACATCCCTTTTACACTGCCCGTCCGATGCAAATGGGACTTGTGGATGCCGTCAATGGGATGGGGAGGCGATATAAAAAGCACCTCCGCGACGACACAGGAACAATTTGAATCCGCTGTAAGGCAATTCGACTACGACAGGCAAAGATTCTTCTACATGAATATAGCAGGCTCCGAGAAAGACGTCTTAATCGGAATTTCCAAAGAAAACTTCCGCGTCTTCAAGGTATTCATAAAAAGAGGAGATGAATTATGGGAATCCGGCCAGCACAAGTGTATGGAACTCGCATTTAAATACTGGACTATGTTCGGAGACTTAAAAAATACAGCATGACAATCACACCCATAGAAGATTTAGAAAAAGAGGTGGACGATATAGAAGCTTATCTATCCACCTTACCGCCAGAGGATGCTAATTTAGCCATAGAGAGAGGGAACGAGCTTTCGGTATATATCGCCCGCACCGGGAAGATGCTTTCGGATGCAAGGTTTTATCAGGACAAGGCACTATCAGAAAGCATCGTTTACAACCTCGGGAAACAAGCTGGTTGCCCTGCATCGGTTCTAAAGCAACTTGTAGAAGCATCCTGTCAGCGTGAAAATCTATTGGTAAACACAATCGAACGCCTAAACCGTGCTGCCACCCATCAGTTAGATTGGCTCCGGACGGTAGTAAGTATGGCAAAAGAAGAAATGAGAAACTCAAACGGAATTAGCCAAAAATGAAAACAATCTCCAATAAAACCGCCGAAGATATTATCCGGTGGCTGTCGGACTTAAAAAGTCGTTTACCTCCCGATTCGATTCAATCGAGAGAGAAGATAAGGAAAATAGATAAAGCAATTAAAATATTAGAAAATGGAGAAATTCTTAGGACAAGACATCCCTGAAAACGAGCGTTGGCAATTCTTACAAGACAACGCCGATGCAGTAGAAGAAATCGGATATACTCACCGTTTTTCACCCGAAGAATTGGCACAAAAGAAAGAACTTCTCGCGGAAGCATCAATCAAAATCAATGACATCGAGGAAGAAAAGAAAGAGGCATTAAGCGACTTTAAAGACCGGCTCAAACCTTTAACGGAAGAGAAAGCCGAACTGCTTGAAAACATCAAGACAGGGTCGAAATTCATCCCAAGTGAAAAGTGTGTAAAAATCCTCTATCATGAAGAAAAAATGGCAGGATATTACAACCAACTTGGAGAGCTGGTTTATTCACGCCCTATCATGCCGCAGGAAATGCAGAAAACAGTATTTAGTATTAACCGAAAAACAGGAACAGATGACTGAACAAAACGAAAACAGAATTAATGTGGCCGTGCCTGAAAACTACAACGGCATGCCTATTGAAGTGATTTTAAGAGAGGGCCAAGCCCCCGAAGCACTTGATCCTAAAGAGCCAGTGCCTGTTAAAATCATTGGGACAATTGAAAGTCCACTAAAGTGGCTTGAAAAGCGTGTTGAACTCATCGATCAAAAGACGGCGCATATCACTGTAAGTCGTGATGATATGAAAATATCGTTATTTGACAAAGAAACAGATTATTATAGCAATGGTATTGAAGGAATCTTGCGGCCGTCCAAAGAAATGGTAGAGTTCGGAATTAATTCAGAAAAGAATTGGGAACCGATCAATTTGTCCAAATTCTTCAAGATGCACCGGGCATTCTTTAAAGATAAGGCAGAGAATATGGCTCTCGTATCCACTTTGAAGAATTTCAAGGCAAAAGTAAATCAAGACATTGAAAGGAGCAAAGAAGAAAACGGAAGCAAAACGGATAACTACTCACAGGTGGTTGACTCCAATCTGCCGAAGTCGTTCAAATTGAATATCCCTCTTTTCAAAGGATTCGATTGTGAAGAAATTGAAGTTGAAATTTACGCAGATGTTGATGGCCGGAATGTTTCATTATCACTTGTTTCTGCCGGTGCAAATGAAGCAATCGAAGATTACAAAAACAGGGTGATTGACGAACAATTGAATCTAATTCGTGAAATAGCCCCGGATATCGCGATTATTGAAATCTAATAACAGCCCGGGCAGCCGGGCTAATGGCTACATGGCGGAATTGGCAGACGCTCTAATAGAGATGAACACTATTAGGATTACAGTTCGGTAAATTCAGGTTCGAATCCTGATGTAGGCCACAAAAATCAGCATTATGGCATATATAAAACGCAAACCCAAAAAACAACCCCTATTCGACAATAAGGTCATTGTAAAGAAAAAGCCCAATCTGAAAGCCAAATTAGACCGCATATTTTCCGAATATATCCGACTTCGGGATGCAAACCCGCAGGGATATACAGTTTGTATTTCATGCGGAAAGATAGTCCCTTGGAAAGAATCGGATTGTGGTCATTTCATCAACCGGAGCCACATGGCCACCCGATTCAACGAAAAGAACTGCAATAGCCAATGCCGGAGCTGCAACCGCTTCGACGAGGGGAACAACATCGGATACATGCGCGGATTAATCAAGAAATACGGACAAGCAGTTATCGAGGAGCTTGAAATCCTCAAACACCAACACTCCCACCTGTCCGACTTTGATTATAAAGTTTTAATCGACCTATACACACAAAAAGTAAAGCAACTCCATGAGGATAAAGGAATCTAACGACAGCTTCGAGATTACGTTTGAATACAACCGCAATCTCACGTGGGCGATAAAAAAACTGATGGGAGTGTGCCCGGGTGCCGAATATGATCCAAAACGCAAATCATTTTTCTTCCCAAAGATATATGCTCCGCAAGTCTATATGTTCGGACAAAAGTACGGCTTCGTATTTACCAAGGAGCATGCAAAAGCGGATTGGAAAATACCGGAACTTCCGGAACTGAAACAGGATATTCCCTTGAAAATGGAATTATACCCCTATCAGAAACAGGGTGTCGCCTACAACATCATCCACAAACGTACAATCATCGGTGATAAGATGGGGCTTGGGAAAACCTGTCAGGCAATTGCCTCCGTGCTTGCCTTGAATGCTTTCCCCTGTTTGGTTATTTGCCCATCTTCTTTGAAAATAAACTGGCAAAGAGAGTGGCACATGTGGACTGACAAAAAGGCTTGTATATTGAACAACTCAAACATAAATACATGGCATCTCTTCGCCGCCGGGAAATCGCTTTTTGGAGAAAGCATAAAAAACGACATATTCATCTGCAACTACGAAAGCCTTAAAAAATACTTTGTACAGGACATTGTTGCAAAACCCGGACAGGCTTTCAAACTGAAAGATGTGATTTTTACTCCAAACATCAACCTGTTTAAATCTGTCATAATTGACGAGGCCCACCGGATAAAAGACCCTTCATCCCAACAAAGCAAGTTTACCAAGGGATTAACGTCCGGAAAGGAAGTAATATTCGCTATTTCCGGAACCCCAGTAGTGAACAAGGCAAAAGACCTTGCCTCCATGCTTGCCATCATCAACCAGGTGGACAAATTCGGGGGTTATACAAAGTTTGTTGCTGAATACGGATTCAACGACAATATGGAAGAATTGAACTACAAACTCAACACAACCTGTTTTTACAGCCGGAACAAAAAAGAAGTATTGAAAGATTTGCCAGACAAGATACGTACCACAGTACTTTGCGAAATAGACAACCAAAACGAATACAATTCGGCACTTTCAGATCTTGCCGACTATCTGAAAAAATATAAGTCGGCAACGGATGCACAAGTTGCCCGTTCCATGCGTGGTGAAGTAATGGTAAGAATCGGAGTTCTTAAAAATATTTCCGCACGCGGGAAGCTGAACGCAGTGAAAGACTACATAACGGATGTTTTAGAATCCGGCGAAAAATTAGTTGTATTCATTCATCAGAAAGAAGTAGCTGGATATCTGTTACAAGCATTCCCGGAAGCTGTGACGATAACCGGAGATGATGACATGACAACAAGGCAACGAAACATTGATGCTTTTCAAAATGATTCTGAAACTACGTTAATCATTTGTTCCATCAAAGCCGCCGGCGTAGGATTGACACTCACAGCATCCTCTAATGTCGCATTTGTTGAGTTGCCATGGACAGCGGCCGATACAGATCAAGCAGAAGACCGCTGTCACCGGATTGGAGCCAAGTCTTCCGTAAACTGTATCTATTTTCTCGGTAAAAACACTATCGACGAAGATATATACAAACTAATCCAAGACAAGCGCGAAGTATCTAACATTATAACTGGCGGAACCAACGAAGCCATCGAACGGGAATCAGAGTTTGACTTATTAATAAAGAACATAAATATCAAGTGAACTATTGATAAGCTAATACTATCGGTTTTTAAATGAAATTTTTATAGAACTATATTAAAATGATAGAACTACAAGCTATAGGTAACATCGGCAAGGATGCCGAGCAGAAAATAATAGGCGGCAAGGCATACGCCTCATTTTCAATCTGTGTAACAGAAAAAACATCAGACGGGAAAGATAGGACAACATGGCTCCGGGTAATGAAATACGACAGCGAAGGTAAGTTGACCGCATACCTTACAAAAGGGAAAAAGGTTTGGGTACGTGGCAATCCCTACTTTTCTGCTTATGTCAGTAAAAACACAGGTGAAGCCATCCCGGACACGACTATATGGGCTGACAAACTCGTGTTCTGTTCTTCAGGAGAAAAGCAGAATGGACAGCAAGACACCGGACGGCAACCGCAAGAACAGCAAACAACGGATAACTATTACGACGATCAACTTCCTTTTTAATCATGAAAACAAAAATTTGCATTAGATGCGGCATTGAAAAATCTATATCTGAATTTTACGTTCATCATGAAATGAAAGATGGTCATCTGAATAAATGCAAGATGTGCTGTAAAAAAGATGCTGCTTTTAACTATAAAAAGAAAAGCAAAAATGTGTGGTTTATCGAAGCGGAAAGAAGAAGAGGTCGAGAGAAATACAAACGATTGAATTATAAAGAAAAATATCCTCCAGATAAATTAAAATCCAACGCAAAAACAAAAAACCTACACAGATATCTAATATCGGCAGGATATGATATGAATATGAAAGAAGCTCATCACTGGAATTATGACTTACCAAAACAAGGCTTCATTTTGACGAGAAAATGCCATAAGTTAGTCCATAAATTTTTGACATTTGACGCCAAAACAAGATGTTTTAAATGGGGAGACATAATTTTGGACAGTCTTGAAAAACATTATGATTTCATAAAACATGTGTTCGATGAAAATAATGTTAATTCTGATATCATTTGCTTTAAGCTATGAAAATCAAACTCCTTAACACTTCCGTCGGTCTGAAACCGTTATACGATGAAGATTTCGAGGAAAAGAAAAAGTTGAAAATCGGAGAGGTTTACGAGGCCACTATCAAGCGGCCTCGAAACCTTTCCTTTCACCGAAAATATTTCGGACTCATTAACCTTGCCTGGGAATATCAGAATGAGATAGCGGTAGAGCATTTCAAGCACAGCATCGAACTATTCAGAAAAACGGTAGAAATGGCAGCCGGATGGTGTGAGCCGATATACTCGATTGCCCGGAAAGAGTGGATTGAAGTTCCGAAGTCTATTGCTTTCGATAAAATGGACGAAGACGAATTTCAAAACCTATACGAACGTGTAAAGGACGTATTATTTAAATACTTCCTCAAAAACATTTCAGTTGAAGAATTTGAAAAGAACCTTATTAATTTTTGATGAACTCATACATGACCAGCTCCGGCGAATATGTTCTTAAATCGGTCATAGACCGCCGGATTAGAGCAGCCAAAGAAAAGAAGATAGCCCAGATGATTGAAAAATATGGCTATCTTTTCTGTGAGGAATGTCATAGAAATGAGGCTGCAGGTATTCCACTTGATTGTTCACACGATATTCCAGTAAGTGAATGTCAAAAAAGAGGCCAATCGGAATTAGCCTAGGATGTAAATAACATTACAATCAGGTGCCGGGAATGCCACCACAAACATGATCATCAATCACAATTTAGTTTTCCATGAAAATCCCATCTACCCTTTCTGCTCAAATCCTTTCCTTTCTATTTAAGGATAAAGCCGGACTAATCAGGCATCTCAAAGAGATACAAGATAGCCCGGTTTCTTTTTCGGATGTAAAAGGGAGGGAAAGACAAAGGAAGGCGGGGATACTGGTTAAGAAACTTGAAAAATTGAAACATTAAAATTATGACAGCAACCTATTTTGAATCCACAGTAAAATACGAAAAAGTAAATGAGGATGGCAAAGCAAAGAAAGTGACTGAATTATACCTCATAGATGCAATGAGCTTTTCGGAAACAGAAGAAAGGAGTTGCAGGCAGTTATCCGAAATAGTTCAGGGGGATTACCTCATTCAATCCCTGAAACGGTCAAAAATAACAGAATACATTGAATCAAATGACGAAAACGATGACCGACTCTACAAAGCAACAGTTAAAATAACCGATAGCGATAACTTCGGCAAAGAGAAAGAATCCTCAATTCATTATCTAGTTGCCGCATCAAACATCAACCGGGCATTGGATAACCTCGAAAAATCACTGTCAACATTTGTAATACCCTATGAGATAGTAAAAATCGAAGATACGAAGTTTGTAGAAGTGATCCCCTACATACCGGACGACAAAGAACGCATACCGGACAATTTAAAACCACAACAATAACACTAAAACTATAATATCATGGAAAAAATCACAGACAAAATTAAATCCTTCGAGGATGCTTGCAAGCATCTCAGACTTAACCCTAACGACCTGCCGGTTGTAGATATGCTTCCGGAGAAAGATAGGAAATCAATTATCGCATTCTACAAGCTTACAATTATTATCAGAGCATTGAATGAAGGTTGGGAACCAGATTGGTCAAATTGGGATGAATGTAAGTATTACAACTGGTTTTACGTTGAAAAAGGAGAAGACCAGCGTTCCTCCGGTTTTCGTTACTACGCTACGTTCTGCACGCATACGCGCACGAGCGCCGGCTCTCGGCTTTGCTTTAAGAATAGAGAATTAGCCGAATACGCCGCAGAACAATTCAAAAAACTATATCGTGAATATTTACTCATTCTTTAAAAGAAAAAACATGAAGAAGACATTAGAGATAACGGAAGAACAAGCAAAGAAACTCTACTTTGAAGCATCCGAAAACTTCAAAGAAGTACTTGAATCGAACTTCGGGAAGACAACATTTCTGAAAAACTTTCAAGACGCAGTAAAGACATACTATGATGCTTGTGAAATCATAGGAGAAAAGCCGATTGACGAACAGCATTTAATGGACTGTGGACTCGGAAAGTCGGAAATCGCATTCATGAAATTGAAAACAATCTTCAAAGCTGCAAATAAAATGAACAACGATTGGAAAGCAGATTACTCCAATTCAAGCCAGTATAAATATTATCCGTATTTTGTTTGGCGTTCCTCCGGTTTTCGTTTCGACGGTGCGTACTGCACGAATACGTACACGTACACCGGCTCTCGGCTTTGCTGCGGTACATCTGATGATGCAGAATACATCGGAAAAAAATTTGAAGATTTATATAACGATTATTTTGGATAATGGAAAATAATGATGATGGAAGCCTGGGATTTCTGAATATTCAGCCCGATGAAGACAGGAAATATTTCCATTGTGAAGAGATAACCCAGCAAAAACTTTTAAACAAGTCATTCTGGGTTATCGACTTTATCGGCAATCTCAAAACAAGGTATGGAAAGGAAAGATACCTTGTGAAAATCAAATTCGACATAGAAGATTCCGATGATAATGCGCGAAAATTCTTTACGAACTCCAGTGAAATAAAATATATCCTCGACAAGATAAGGGAACTAAAGAAATTTCCTCGCAAAGTCACTATGTGTGCAGAAGGCACAAGATATTACTTCAAGTAAAATTTCTGGGTTGTTTACCTGCGAGGGCGTTCCTCCGGTTTTCGTTACAACGATACGAACTACACGAATACGAACACGAACACCAGCTCTCAGCTATGCAGGAAAATAAAAACGGGTAAAGACCTTGCCACTCGGCAAAAAATCACGGAAATGTTTAAGGGTGTTAGTAAGAAATTCCGAACGCTCCCTAAGAAACCAGCAAATGAAAAGAATAGGAAACCTGTACGAGAAAATTTGCGACATTGAAAATCTTTACCTCGCCGACACAAAAGCAAGCAAAGGAAAATCAATGATGCACGGAGTAATAAGGCACCGAAGGAATCGGGATGAAAATCTCAGAAAACTTCATGAACTTCTGCAAAATGGGAACTTCAAAACATCGGAGTACAAAACGTTCAAAATATTCGACCCGAAAGAAAGGGAAATATACCAGCTTCCATACTATCCAGACCGGATTGTACATCATGCCATAATGAACATACTGGAACCCATATTCGTATCGGTCCTCACAAAAGACACATATAGTTGCATTAAAGGAAGAGGCATTCATGGAGTAGTAAAAAATATCCGGAAATCACTTTCAGACGTTGATAATTCCATTTATTGTCTGAAACTCGACATCAGAAAATTCTATCCATCAATAGACCATAAGATACTAAAAGAAATAATCAGACGGAAAATCAAAGATATACGCCTCCTTTCATTGCTTGATAATATTATAGATTCGGCACCTGGCGTACCTATCGGAAACTACCTGTCACAATATTTTGCCAATCTCTACCTCGCTTATTTCGACCACTGGATAAAAGAGATTTTGAAAGTAAGATATTATTTCAGATATGCAGATGACATTGTCATACTCGATGTTGACAAAACACATCTTCATGACCTCTATTTTGAAATAAGAAACTATTTGTGGGACAATCTAAATTTAGAGGTAAAAGGGAATTGGCAAGTATTTCCAGTTTGTTCAAGAGGCATAGACTTTGTCGGATATGTATTCTATCACACTCATACAAAAATGCGCAAGCGGATTAAGAAAAAATTTTGCAAAAAAGCATCCATCCTTTTCAAAAAAGGAATCAAACAAAATGAATGTGTACAAATACTTAGTCCGTGGATTGGATGGTCAAAACATTGTAATAGCAGACATCTATTAAAAAAACTAAGATTAAATCGGAATGAGCAATAATTTATTCACACCAGAAGACAGCGAGCGCATCGAATTACTCTGTCAGCTTAATCGCTTAGAGGCTCCCGTAGAAAAGTTACGGGAGCTTGTTGTTTATACAGAAAAATATAACCGCAAAAAGGAAAGGGAGGAGGGAAAGAAATAACATCCTGAACGGTTTCCCCGGGTTCCATTCCCCGGCAGGGACAAATCTTACATTAAATTTTGCAATTATGGATAATAGCCGTATATTTGTGGTGCTCAATTGGCAAAGCGAGCACCACAAATTACAAATGAAGGTATTTTTTATACCATATCGTGACTTATATCCATAAGTAAATTATAAGTCGTCGAAGTCCTGAGTTGCATAGCCTTCTTTGTAAGTGTTATGTTCGCTTTGCCAAAAGAACAGGAAGTCGGCGACTTTCTTATTTTTATTAACTTATAATTCATCAACGTATGGCAAAGCGAAGTGAATCTGTAAGTAATGTGAATCATAGTACCATTACAGCACGTCCACCCCGACGAAACGAGGGTAAATTACTTTCCGAAGTAAAAGAGTTGCAACAACAACTAATCCAAGTAAGACAAAAATTAGAGATCGAAAAGAACTGCAAGAATCAGGCGTATTACTTTATTCTCAGTTCCGGCAACTTCAGAAAGTTTGCTGAGTTCCACAAAACGCATAAGGCAAGCCTTGATTATCACGGAGCTTGCATGGCGCAGCTTTATCTTGATTCGTTTGAAAAATAAGTAAACCACACAAATATGGAAGAATTGATTATTACTTCTAACGATGGTAGAATGTCATCGTTAGAAATTGCACAGATTACCGAAAGAGAACACAAAGATGTCATGCGTTCAATTCGAAACATGGAAGAATCTTGGTTAAAAATAGCCGGGCGCAATTTTGCGCTGGGCACGTATAAAGATGCTAATAAGCAAGATAGACCATGCTATTATCTGACAAAAACCGAATGTTTATATGTCGCAACAAAATTCAATGACGAAGCAAGGGCTAAATTGGTTTTACGTTGGGAACAATTAGAAATAGAAAAGCGAACAGAACAAAGCAATCTTTCCCCGGCTGAAATGCTTCTCAAACAATGTCAGATCATGGTAGAACATGAAAAGAGATTGTCAACCGTTGAGCAGAAAGTTAATGAGGTATTAGCTATTCGGGAAGAAGCGCAGAAAGACATGTTATCACTCCCTCTTTCTACTGATGCTGTTCCTGAATTAAGCATGAGAGATAAAGTCCGTGCTTTGGTAAACAAATATTCCATGCACTTCAATGTTCCTCAAAAGAATGTGTGGGACCATATTTACCAAACCCTTTATTACAATTATCATATTGCACTGCGTTCCTACGCCAGAAAGAAAAATGAGAGTCTTATTGATGTAGCTGAACGTGTAGGCGCATTGGATAAAATGTACGCAATTATTTCAAACCTATCAAGGCAAAACGGATTAGTAGCATAAATTCCTCTTTAATAAAGAATCAGCATGAATATAAAAGGACAGATAAAGTTAAGGGTGGATGCCGTTAACACCCACCCATGGTTAGAACTATTTCCGTACTCTTACAGTTGTTCTTACAGTAGTACGTACTTGGGTTCTAACCCGAACTTGGATTTTAGCCATGATGTTACTTTTTAAGTTAAACAAAAAGGAGGTTTACTCCCCGGCCCGCTTTGAGCCTTGCCATATCTCGCTGCGGTACGGGCTAAAATCCGCTACAAAGTTAACTGTTTTGTAGTATCTGTCCTTTTTAATAATAAAATATATGCCCCGCACCCCGAAACCCAAACAACCAAAACCGATCATTTCCCGTCTGTCAACAAACTATTCCGACTGCCGGAAATGTATCTACTACCAACCGTGGAAATTCGGATTGGTTGATTGCCCGTTTTCGGTGGTGCCGCATGAAAACTGCGTGGACAGAAAAATTGAATGTGTAAATTATAAAAAAACATGATTGAAAATACTATTAAAAAAATTGAGCAATGGGTTGTCGACAGAAACCTGCATACCCAGGATCCAAAAGTACAGATGTGTAAAACAGTTGAAGAACTCGGAGAACTGGCCCGGGCAATAAACAAAGGCGATAGGGAAAAACAGACAGACAGCATCGGGGATACGGTTGTCACTCTCATCTGTATATCAAAACAACTGGGTATTGATTTCAGTGAATGTGTTGAATATGCATACAACGAAATCAAAGACCGGAAGGGGAAACTTATCAACGGGATATTTGTAAAAGAGGCGGATTTTGTATAAAAAATTAAATAAAAAATCATGATAGCACTAATTATCACATCCTTATCAGGAGACTACTCCGGTATTGCTGAAGAAGTAGAAAAACAACTCCAAAACCAAGACAAAAATCAAGAATCCGATGAAGTTGTAAGTATCCATCAGTTCAACATGCTTTCACAGGCGTATGATGCGAAATTTAACGAATGCGAAAAACTCAAAGCCCAAAATCAGGAATTGGAAAAGTCAAACATTAAACTCATGGAAGAGGTTAATAAATATCGGTATTTCATTGAGTGCCAGAAAAACGAAATTGAAAAGCTGTGATATGGAATATGGAGAATTGTTAAAAGACCCTCGCTGGCAAAGAAAGCGACTGGAAGCCATGCAAGCGGATCGATTTACCTGTCAGATGTGTTTTCACGCTGATAAACCATTAAATGTACATCATAAAAAATATATTCAGGGAGCGGCACCATGGGAGTATGATACAAGTGATTTAATCACTCTTTGTGAAGATTGTCATGCCAAATATCATCGTGATGTTACTAAAACTAAAATAATGGCTAATATGCTTATAAACATTTCTGAACTATTAAAATCAGCAATATGATATGGCGAGACAATTAAAAGAAGGATTGAAATATTTTTCTTTTGATGTTGATTTTTTTGATGATGAGAAAATAGGTGCAATTTCTGGAGAGTTTGGGATAAAAGGAGAAATTACAGCAATAAAGCTGCTATGTGCGGTATACCGGAATGGATACTTCGCTGTGTGGAATGAGCCGTTAAAAATGAAACTTTTAAAATCCCTTCCAGGAATAAACTCTGAATTACTGGACCAGATCGTGAATCGCTTAGTTAGGTGGGGGTTCTTTGACAGCTCCTGCTTCAGCTCGGTAAAGATTCTGACTAGTGAAGGTATTCAGAAGCGATATTTTGAAGCCATTAAAAGAAGAAAGCCCAAGGAAGAATATCCTTATTTACTTATTAATGTAGACAATAATGCAATAAATGTATGCAAAAATGACAAAAATGTATACAAAAGTACACAAAGGAAAGGAAAGAAAATAAATAATCCCCCTATAATCCCCCTTTTGGATTTTTCGTCGGAAGGAATAATCCCGATTGAAAATTTGAAGGAAAGAATATTTTCCGAAGAAACGGCATGGATTGAGACCATAGCAATGAAGCAACAGCTTAAACCCGATGAAATAATTAAGTGGGTGAACGATTTTTTTGACGAACTCGAGTGTATAGGTGAAAACATGAAAAGCCTAAAAGATTTCAAATCCCACTTTTTCAGGTGGCTTAAAATCCAACTAAAAAACAGAAAGGAGGAAAAAGATGACGGAAGACTTGAAAGTTGGTAGACAGAACTCACCAGACACGGAAAAAGCCGTATTAGGGGCGATGATGCTATCTAACGAAGCAGTGACCGATGTGGTGTCAAAGCTAAGCACAGATGCGTTCTTTGACCCCAGAAACCGCATAATCTTCGATGTCATCCGGGGACTGAACGACAAAAGCATACCGGTAGACATGATTTCGGTAGTCGAATGCCTTCGCCAGTCCGGCAAGCTAATTGAAGCAGGCAACGCATCCTACGTAACCGAACTCACGAACCTGTCC